GGTGCGCATGAACACCAGCGGCGCCTTTTTTTTGAGTTTGACAGGCGGAGGGCGGAGAGGGTAACAGCGTCACAAACATTCTTTGCAGAGTGGCACCGAAGATGCCGCAAGTGTAGAGCATACGGGACAGATATACAATTAGCCGATGGTTCATACGAGAAAGTAGAGCAACTTATCGGCCGAAAGTTTCAAGTGCTGTCCATAACAGACAACGGAGATTACAAGGCATGTGGGGCATTTGCTGAAGACAATGGAAAGTATGAATGCTATCAAGTCATAACAGAGGGTGGCCGGCGGATAATAGCTACCGGCAACCACCCTTTGTTGACGATTTTCGGCTGGAAGGGAATAAATGAGTTGGATATTGGAGAAAGCGTTCTCGTTCCTACCTCCTTGCCCGTTCATGGTGTTGGAGAGTTCGATGAGAATGTTCTGAAACTATTGGCCTACATGATAGGCGATGGGTGTTTGTCGAATAATTGCATGTTCAGTCAAGAAGACAACAAGCAATTGAAAGAATTTAAGGAAGTAGTCCACGCATTAGGGGGAGGAGTTAAGCAAAAAAGCAAGTATGATTACAGTGTCAGCGGTCTATTGGATATATTCCGCAAGTATGAGTTATGGGGTAAGAAGTCGGGCAGTAAGGAAATTCCCGCTTTTGTATTTAGCTTGACAGATAGATTGGTTGGTAAGTTTTTATCGAGACTGTTTTCGACAGATGGGTGGTACAGTGAAAGCAAAAGGATTGGATATTGTTCTAAGAATCGCGTTTTATGTGAGCAGATACAATTATTATTACTCAGGTTTAATATATTTTCCACTATCACAACGATACACAATAAGCAATATGAGACATCGTATCATACTGTAAATATAAATGAAATCAGTGCTGTTTATAGGTTTGGTTGTGAGATAGGAATATGGGGCAAGCTGAACAGGTACATGTTGCCTGATATATACAAAGACAAAGAGTATAAATACAAAAGTAAAATTCAGAGATACCAGCATTGCAACAAGAATTTGAATTTCGACAAGATCAAAGAAATCACAAATGTTGGTGTCCGGCATACCGTTGCTATTGAAGTGCCGGAAACAGGAAATTATGTATCTTCCTTCGTCGAACACAACACCACGGCGGCACTTAATCTCGGCATTCGCGAAGCTTGCAGATTTCCAAACGGGAAATATGGTCACATAGCACCAACACAAGTCCAAGCTCGAAACATTATCTGGGACGATCCCAATATGCTCAAGAAGTATCTCCCTGAAAAACGGGAGATGGACTGGAAACGCAATGAGCAAAAAATGTTAGTGACCTTCGAAAACGGATCGATGATTAAGTTCGGTGGGGCTGATGAGCCGGATTCTTGGCGAGGTGTGGAATTCATCGGTGTGACGTGCGATGAGTGGTCACTGATAAAGGAAAATCTGTGGACGGAGATATTGTGGCCGATTATGGAATCTCCATTGCTGGATGCCATAGCGAAATACCAGACGTTCAGATGGACATTATTCATATACACGCCAAAGCCTCCACATCACGCAAGCCGCATGTTTGATGATGCCTGCTGCCTGTCGGATGGTGGCACGCTCCCTAATCTCGGAGTTGCACAAAAGCTGTCACCCAATACCTTCGCAAGCCGAGTCGATGGCGAACTGTCGGGCATATACGGCGATGCCGCATTGAAAGTCATGCAGGAAAAGGTTAGGCTGGGTAAAATCCCAAAGGCCATTTACGATCAGGAGATCAAGTGTAGCCGTATAACATCCGAAGAAATGACGCTCATCACGTCTGACATGATCAACGCTCTCAATAATCATCATGCAACCACGCGGGAATCGTACCGCGAGGTGCGTAAGATCGTCTCGATAGACCCGGCGTTCGGGGGCGATGTCTGCCGGATTATGGGGATGGAAAACTGCGAGGTTAAAATTGACGACAGGATCCGGGACCGGCACATGACAAACGAGATCGTCATGGCAGCAAAGGTTGTTGCCGCGAAAATCGGTACTAAGAATATCATTATTGACGTTATCGGTGTCGGACTCGGTGTGTGTGACGGACTGGCTGTGGATGCTGCCGGCTATAATGTGCAAAGATTCAATTCCAGTCATAAGGCTAAAGAAAACAAGGACACACTACAGGCACTGCAATGCGCAAATCTCAGGGCGGAGGCGTATCTATACGCTTCGCATCAGATCCATCACTTCAATACGGGCCCGATTAAAGACAATGAATTGATAAGGCAGTTGCCGCTTGCGAGCAGGTACAAAGTACAAAGTAGTAGTGGCAAGCTAATCATTCTGCCGAAAGATAAGATTAAAGAAGAATTGGGCTGCTCGCCGGACGATGCAGACTGCTGGGTAATGGGCGTCTGGGGCAGCCAGCACGTGCAGCCAGAAATTGATGGTCAGATTATTACTGTCGGTGCGATGAGCTGTGTGCCAGATAGTTACCAGTTAGGAATAGGCTAATGAAACTTACAGAACCACAAATATCGGATAAATGCCTTAAATTCATAAGAGACTCGAAGGAGCATACGATCATCTCCGACCAAAAGGAACGTGCTAAAACTTGTCAGGATTTCTTTCGCGGTGGACTTCATCAGTGGACGGAGGAAGAATACGAGCTGTACACGAGTAAGGGTGTCACGCCGATAACAATCAATAGGTGCAAGCCGGTCCTCAAAGGGCTGCTTGGAATGTACCTTCAATCGCGGCAGGAGATCAATGTTCGGCCCCGGCGGGGTGGGACTGCTACCGTGGCACAGGTTCACAAAGAGACTCTAAAGCACACACAGGATGTCTCTTACGCCGAATTCGTATACTGCCAGGTATTCATGCGCGGCGGGATTGATACTGAATCATACCTAAAGCTTCGAATAGATCGCGGTATGAACGTCAACGGCCAACCTGTTATCGAGCCACGTTCAATATGGAATATCTCGGTGGACAGAAACGCAATCGAGTATGATTTGAACGCATCGGCCAAGTACGTCATCGAGCGGGAATGGCTTGACCAGGATGAAATCAAAGCTCTATGGCCTGATAAGGAAAGTCAAATCAATGTTGCCGTCGGCTCGATGGACGATTTAGGCAATGCACCGGCGAAGAGACTTGCGACATACGCATCTTCCGAAAACGGTGCTGGCGGATACGATGAGGACGAGAATGACCAGGTGCCCGATATTGAACAGATGAGGAAGTACAGGTTCCTGCTGCACAGGGTCCACTGGAAAGAAGTAATACCCGCACTTATAGTAAGCGATCTGCAGGAGCAGACGATGGCTATTGTTACCGATGAAAATACGATCAAAAAACTCAATCGCAAGGGCAAGAAGTCCAAGCGCTTCGTGATAACTAATTACGCACAAAAGAAACTGCACGAGTCCGTATTCCTCGGCGATACTATGCTCGAAGACAATCCCGAGCCGTTAGGACCGGGCGTCACCGACTATCCGATTGTCCGCTATTCGCCTATCTGGGACGAGGGCTATCCAATCGGCGCTCTGGATGATATTACTTCGCTTAACAAAGAGGAAAATATAAGCAGAACGCAAATGAGTCGAATTCTGAATCAGACCGCTAACTCCGGATTCCTCGTAGGCAGTGACAGCAACAAAGAGTACGTCAATATCCTCAAGAACTTCGGCGCTGTGCCGGGCATAGTTATTCCTAAAGACAAGTTCGACAATTACATCGAAAAGATTAAGCCCAACGAGCTGCCGGTGGGACATTTTACTATGGGCCAGCAATTCGAGAAGGACATAAAGCGCGTGAGCGGTGTTGACGATGCCTCGCAGGGTTACGAGACGGGCAAGGCCGACAGCGGCAAGGCAATCAATCTCAAGCTCCAATCCAACCGGTCTGCGAACGAAATAATGTTCGACAATTTATACCGCTCGCTGGAGATCTTCGGCAATATGCTTCTCAAGGTCCAGCTTGCCAACAAATTCTATACAGACAGGGAGATCAAGATGATAGTCTCGGAGTCGTCAATGATAGACGGTAAGCTCATGGCTCTAGCGCGTCACAGGCTGACTACCCGTATAGGCGCCGATCTGCCGCAGCCTATGCCTCTGCCGCCGATGGACCCTAACGCTATGGCCAACATTAAGGACGAAGATAAGGTTGGTGCCATGCAGCAAATTGAGATGGGAGTTCGAGGCGCCGAGCAGTACGCGAAAGTGTACCCGCAACTTGCAGAAACATGGGATCAGATAATCAAGGCCGATGCGATAGCCATGCTTTTAAGGGAGCTGAGGGCCGATAAGGGCATGTACGGCATTAAAGTCACTGTCTCGCCAAGCTCGCCTACGGAGCGGATGTCACAGTTTATCCAAATGGATGCGCTAATGTCTAAGTACGGCCAGTTGATTCCGCCGGAAATATTCATTGAACTTATGGACATACCGCAGAAGGATGAGATTATCGCCAAGATAAAGCAGGCACAGCAGAACCAGCAACAACCGCAGATTAGGGGAGCGGCTTAATACTACAGAGAGCATAAACTATAAAAAGGAATGCTTGAATGGAAGACACACCGATAGTACACACCCAAAAAGGTATTGAACTAAAAAACAAGATTATTGATGCAATAGATTCCTATCTTGGTGAAATAGTCTCAGATGAACGTAGCCTGGTTGAAATATATGGAATATTGGAATTTGTAAAGATTCATCTTTTGATGGGTGAATTTAAACGTAATATATTAGATCCAATCACGTCAACGAAAGATGAGTAATATAAATAGCAAGATATTCGCTCATGTCCGTCTGCCCGTTCAAACCAGAACCTTTGAAGGAGAAACCATAATGGTTGTGAAGAATGAAATCGGTCCTGTAAGCAATCTTGGCGACAATTCGGCGATTCTATCTAAAATAAAAGCAGTAATATACAACGCCCGCAGAGAGGGTGTTTATATCGTCACAATCTTTTTAGATAAAAAAGATTATGCTGAATTTGTCCATACGACGGAAATCTTTAACATAATAAAAACTCTCAATCTCGGCGTTGTTTCATACGATCACATCTTGTGGGACGGTGTGCAGATTGTGAATAATTCACTACCCCTTGAGGAAAAGAAAAGATATACAGGACAACCAAATCTTCCCAAGTCAAACGAAACGAAACTTGTAGCGGAACAACTGGAATATCATAAAAAAAGGGTTGATATTAAGAGGAAGTTGACCACCATAATTCACACATTACTTACAATCGTGGAGGACTTATGACATTCTATAAACTGACAGACCAGAAGATGCAAACACGGGAGGGATATCAGTGGGAGATGGGTGTTTGGCATGAAGCTACCGGGGACATATCAAAAGGCTTGTGCTCGGATGCTTGGCTGCATTGTTGTGATAGTCCGTTGCTTGCCATCCTGCATAATCCAATTTGTGGGAATATACCGAATCCCAGGTTGTTTGAGGTGGAAGTTGACGGGGAATCAAAAGATGATCGTGGGATAAAGTGTGGGCATCGCCGGATGAAAATAGTCAGAGAGATTCCCATCCCTGAAATTTCTACTGTTCAACTGGTAGCGTATGGCATCTTATGTGTAAAGGCGGCCTTTTGTTTTGAAAAATGGAACATTTGGGCCGACAAGTGGCTTTCCAACGAAGACCGTACCCCGGCAGCCGCCTATGCCGCCGCCAACGCCGCCCATGCCGGCGGCGGCATTGTTGGCGAAATTTCCGCCAACATAGCCACCAATGCCGCCTATGCCGCCTATGATGTCGCCTATATTGCCAGCGTTGTCGCCGCCGATGCCTCCATTGGTTCCGCCTATGATGCCGTCCATATCGTCAACAATGTCGCCTATGTTGTCGGCGATGTCACTGATGTCATCGCCAATGTAGCTCGAATTAAAACTATTACTCTAAATTTGGTACAGATAGCAGAGCAGGCGATGAGGGTGAAATAACGCAATGGAGGACTTATGACACCTAAACTATCAATCCTAATCATAACGATACCATCAAGGGCCGACATGCTCAAGAGGCTGCTCGATGTTCTTAAACCTCAACTTCCATCCGACGGCTCGGTTGAAGTTATCGTCAAGGAGGAACTGCCGGCCAATGATGGCGGTCCAACTATCGGGGCCAATCGCAACGCGGCCCTTGCCGATGCTTCCGGAGATTACGTCAGCTTCATAGACGACGATGACCTCGTGCCTGTTTATTACATTGATAAGATACTTGAGGCGATAGAGCGCCAAGAGGAAAAAGCGTGTCCCGATGTTATAGGAATTAAGGGCCACTATATCCTCGGCGAGAACAAACCTGAATTGTTCATCCATTCGATTAAGTACAAGGAATGGAAAACAGTGGATGGCATTCACTACCGATGCACCAACCATCTAAACCCGGTCAAGCGAGAGATTGCCCT